GTAACTGCATCGCGTTGATTTCGTCGGCGCCCGCGTAGTAATTAAGTCCCAGGGCCTCCGCCGCCGCCAGCCACAGTTCCTCTTCCGTTACGTCGGCCTTCTCTTCGGCGATGCCGGTTATATAAAAAATGTAATTCTTCAGCTTTTCGGCCCGGGCGGAGAACTCGGCGTACCGGGGTATAATCTGTTTTATTAGTTTCCCCTCCGGCCCCATCAAAAGGCTCTGTGGAAGCATCGTCCCCTCCGGGAATATTCTGGCCAGGGGGATACGCCACTGCTGCCCGTTGATTGTCACCTCGTGTCCTGCTATCTGTTCGGGCCTCTGCAGCTCGGCCGCCGTCGGCGGCCTGTCGCTATAGAAGCCGATATGATATTTGCCGCTGAGGGCCTTCGCCCACGTCTGCTCGTCGGGCTTATAGTAGAGTTCTTTAGTCTCTTCGCCGATTGAAAGCAGCGTGCAGGGTCTGCCCCCTGGCCCCGTCATGCAGCCCCGCTGGGCGACTGTCGCCCCGCCGATGAGGTCCGTCAGTCCGGCGTCTTCGAGGCTTTTTTTCAGGTTGCCCTTTGCCGCGTCGATTGCATATATGAATCTGCTCATATCAGTACGCCGCCTCTCTTACCTCTTTTCTATCGGGCGGCGTGCGCCCGAGCGCAAGCGCCTCGACAACGCCCGCCGCGTACCGCTTGTCTGCCAGCGCCTTGCGGCACGCCTTTTGATGTTCCGCCCGCTCGTCGTCCGTCATTTGTCCGGTCGTTTTTTTAACGACCTTTCCGTATTCGGCCTGCGCCTTTTTCAATTCTTCCCTGGCCTCTGCAAGGGGGCTTGTCTTCTTTTCCTTTGCCATAATCAAATCCTTTCTATCAACTGAACTCTGACCTCTGATATCTGACTACGTTATTCCGGTGATTGCTATAATATTGGCAACGCCGTCGGCTATCGGCGTAATCGTCACCTGTCCGACCGCCCTGTTGCCCTGGCCTGCGCCGACGGTATTAAAGTGCGCCATTCCCGCGTCGATGGTGAATGTAATCGGCGATGAGCCCCGCACGCCGCTTTCGGCCTGGTCCTGCAGCTCCACGGTCGAATCGGTGTCCCCCTGCGGCGTTCCTATCTCCGTCCAGGCGACGAACTTGGCTATATCGAAGGTGCTTATGGTAAAAGACGGCGTAATCGATATCACGCCCGTAAATGTCGGGTACACATGCCCCGAACCCCATACTATATCGGGGGTGACGCCGAAATTCAGCGTCCAGGTATCCACCCCCTCCAGTTCGGAACCGTTCAGGGTTACGGCGCCCAGCACGTAGCATTCGGTATCGAAGTCCTGCAGCGCCTCTAATGAGGTTGTTGCCGATAGCGCGATAGGCGACGCCGAGCCGTCGGCGCTTCGCGGCGTTGCCAGGCAGCTTATCGTTGCCGGTGCAGGCAGGGACGGCGCCGTCAGCGTTACCGGTATGAGCAGCCCGTTGGCCATTGTAACGCATATATGCAGGCTTGCCCCCGACCTGGTCCCGTCGGCCAGCATTTGCTGCAGGAACATCTTGTCCGCTGCCATTGCCGCACCGTCATAGTCCAGGGCGGCGAGGATGGTCTTTATGGCGGTCGATGTAAAGCTCACCTGCGGCTGCAGCCGTCCGACGCCCGCGAACGAGGGGCTCACCGCCCCCGAGGCCGCCATGATTATCTGCTGCATCCCTGCACTGAGCGAGGAGTCCTGTACGCCCTTAATAAGCGTGGCGGTGGAGTGTAAGTACGCCCCTAATGTATATATATTCATTTCAATTCCTTTCGATTATATTCAATTAAATTATTCCCCAGTTAATCATTATTCTTACGCCGTATATATGCTCTTCGCTGCTGTTGTCGCCCAGCAGGCCCGGGCCGTCGATTACGTCCCAGCTATTGATTGCGAAGTGACCGGGCAGCCCGGAAAGTTCCATCGCGTCCTGCATCGTTTTTTCGTAGAAGTTCTTGAAGTATTTTTCGGCGTTGGCCTCCTGCCCCGCCGGCCGGTACTGCACGGGTACTTCCTGCTCGAACCGCAGCTCGAGGTCCCCGCCGTAGCCGGTGGTTTGCGACGTGCCGATGGTCTGCGCCTTGTCGGAACCCATGTGCATAATCATCGCAAAAGGATGCTTAAATCCCGCCTCCTCGTCGGCCGACAGCGCCGTAAGATGTATTCTCAGTTTTGCCGCCGCTATTTTTTCGGCGGTGGTTCCCGCCGCCCCGATTGCCGTCTGGAACGTCCGGCACTCGGCCAATAGATCTCTAAGGTTCGATAATGCCCTGGCAATATTGCTCGTCGATTCCAGCGCCGCCGGATAATTGAGGTATGGGTAAGACTTGCCCTCGTCGATGTTCCAGACGTCGGTAAAGTCCCAGCCGCTGTAATTGGCCTGCGCCTTCATTTGCGCTGTTGTCAGGGCGTCTATACCATCCTCGTCGCCGTCTTTGCTGTCGTCGAGTGTCGGGTTTATGTCGGAGTCCCAGTAGCAGGCAGTAAAAGTCCCGGCATCCACTATACCCGCAAATCCGCCCTTATCGCCTGCTCCGTTTATCGCCCCGGCGCTGTAACAGTTGGTTACGGTGCCGCTGCTCGCCTGGCCCACGGCCCCGCCTGCGTAAGTCGCCGCTGAAACAAGCGCCCGCGAATATGAGTCTGTTATTGCGCCGTCGTTTACCCCCGCTATTCCGCCGGCCGAGCCGCCCGATATATTACCTATTGCGAAGCAGCCGGTTATTGTCCCGTCGTTTTGGCCGGCGACCGCCCCCGTCGCCGTGCCGCTCGATATCTCGCAGTCCGCCATACCGACGTTGTTTACGACGCCCGCCGCCCCGATAACGCCGAAAAGGCCCGAATGGAGGATTGCCCTGTCGATATACAGATACGATATGACGAATTGTTTGCCGTCCAACTGTCCCGTGAACTTGCCGTCGGCGTCGCCTATGGGCAGAAAGCCCGCCCCGCCGTTCCAGTTTTCCGTCTCGCGGGCGTCTATATCGCAGCCTAATTCGTAGTAGGCCGTCAGGTCGTCGTCCATCGACTGCAGCTGCGCCGACGTGGTTATGATATAGGGGTCGATTTCGGTGCCGGTGCCCTTCATTGAATCTTCGTCCGGCCCGTTGTAAAACGCCGGCTGGGGTATATGCCTGCCTATCGCGACTATGAACATTACGCGGGTTCCTCCATACTGCCGATTACCGTATTGATATTTGTTATATCGTTGCCGTCGATGTCTTTGAGGTCCTTGCGGATGAGCTCCGCCTCTGTCGTCTTATGTGTTACCACTCTCTGATACGGCGCGGCGCCGGTATCGATTGCCTCGTCGCCTTCGAGGATGTCCTTGATTGTTACCAAATCATCGCTCGTTATTTCCGTTGAATCTCTCGTTTGTAAAATTCCTGTTCCCAAAGGTTCATCTGTAACCGCTGGTGTTGCATTTTGAAAAACCGGTACTGCAAATTGACCCGTTCCTATTGTTGGTATATCAACGGAATAATGTCCTGGACTATGTTCGGTTAAGGCCACAGCGTAATTGCCTATATTTCCAGCAACATATACTTCAAGAGCAGAACCATTCCAGATATAATCATCTGTAGTTCCGATAATCCTGACATAAAGATTGCTTTCAGCAGGTATCCAGTCAAATGATATTTTAGCCATAATCAATCATCCATTAAACAAAAGTGCAGGTATTGGCAATAGTAGTCCAATCCGTCCCGTTCCACTCCAGTTCCAGATATTCATAATCTGCGTCAAAAGTAGCCACTTCGGGGTCAGATGTTGCGTGGTTAGCAATAGTAACCGTACTTGAATTAACAGTACTTGAATTGTGCATATAAATTATCTTCCTATCTCCGATATTAACACCATCAGCCAAAATTGCCGTAATTGCCCCTGTAGTTGAATTGAGCCTTGTTATACCTTTTGTTATCAAGGCCGGAGAGCCTGTCGTAACCACCTCACGAGGCCCCGTAGTTCCATCATCATCTCTCACAGTTCCTACTCCGGCATCATAAATATTCCCTACCCCGGTTGCCATATAGCAATTATTTTTCACTATGTTACCGACCGCACCGGTAGACACATAAACCCCATATCCCGTACCTTTACTTAAAATTATATTTCCTGTTATCACATTACAATAATTGAACATGGCACCGTTTAGTTTGATTCCACCCCAGTTTGACAGGACCGTTCCGCCAGATGTGTTTATCTGGCAATTACTAATAAGGTTGTTATAAGCTGAAATCTCGACGGCATATTTGCTTTCCGCCGTATTGGAAGGGCCAAGCCTGCAATTTACAACTGAGGTGTTGGTGAAAAGTTTAAGATTGTTTTCTCCATTAGACATAATCTTGCAGTTTGATACTAAGCCATCATTACCAACTAAATCCACACCAAAATCATCACAATACTCAACTACGCAGTTATGCAACTCCCAGCCCCAGCAGTTTGCCGAATAAACCCCTTTTCCGGTAAAGGCATTTATAAACAAATCCTTTAAATGTACATCCTGCAAATAATATCCTCCACTGGATGGACAATTTATACATCCACCACTTGATATATCTTTCCTGCCGTACAAGTGCATTTTTTCCATCTGCAGGAATAAATTACTTGATCCTCCTGCCCAGGTAAACATATCGCAGTCGGCCCCGGCTGACATATAAAGGGCTGTTGCATAAACCCCCTGACCCGAAATCAACATTGCTCCCCGAAGGTTTATAGTCGCAGCAATATTAAACCTTCCGGCCGTCAAGATAACAGAACCACCACCCCCGGTGGGTGCATAAGCAGGCAAAGCGTCTATCGCCGCCTGTATCTGGACATTATCGGCTGTTCCGTCGCATACATAATCGGCACCTGCTTTAACCTTGGAAGGAGCGTCGGATGAGGCAATAATAAAAGTACCACTTCTTCTCGAATGTGTTATTGGTATTAATAACATCTATTTTCTCATTTACCTCTTTATTGTTGATTCACGTGACATTATTCTTTGCCTTTGTTTTGCTATTCCTCTTCCTCCGCCGGGCATACGTGCCTGTAAATCTTGTCCACCTTTTTATCTATGTTTTCCGTCTTGTCCTCCAGGTTTTTCATCTTCAGGACACAGAGCTGCGACTGCCGGTCGACGCGGTCGTCGGCTATTTCCTCGGCCTCCTTGCCGTGCCTTACCAGGTGGTTGATTAGCGTAGTAAACATTATTCCTACCATCAGGGTGACTAATCCGCAAAGGACGACCACCACTTTTACCCACACCGTGTCGGTCGGCGCCGTCGCCCCCACCGCCATTGTCCCTATCCCCGTCGCCGCCAGAATCCATTTGCATATCGGAATCAGATTTACCAGCATTGCTTTCCCCTTATGTTAAACCTATTTTTACTCGATTTTTCTTTTATGCGATTCATAGTGTCTGCTCTTCGGCGTGTCGGACACAACTGTTAATACCGCATGGTTCGGTCTCTTATTGTCAATCGCCGTTACCTTCCACTGTATTGATTCCAGGGTCAGTTCCGCCCGAATCTCCGGCGTCGTTTCGCCGGTGTCCATAATCACCCGCCGCCGCCTGATTTGCGTCGCCCCCTGCTCGTCGTCTGCGGCCTCGATATCTTCCGGCAGTACAATTACCGTTACTGTGACCCCATCGCCCCCGGGCGGGGTGTAAGTCGCCTCTTCGGACGGCGATTCGGCGGCTTCGGTGTCGAAGGCCGTCGCCGCCATATCAGCCGCTATTATGTCGTTGATATTGGCCGCCATTGTATACCTCGTTTGCCGGTCCGCGTACCGGCCGGGCCTCCATGCCCGGCCGGTTATTGCAGACTATAAAAAGCGGTTAAGCGATTGTCGCCCAATCGATTAGGTGTTCGTCAGCTTGTAGGCGAACAGATCCTTCTCGCCTATAAGCACCTCGTCGGTGTCCATTCTGGCGCGTACGATATCGGATTTGACCTTCTCTTCACGGTAACTTTCGATTACCGGCAGTTCCGGCGCGTTGACGTCCCACATCATCGTTCTCGCCGCCGACGGCTCTTCCAGCGGGGCCCCTTCATCGGCCAAGACGGCGATATAAATAACCCCCGCCGTCCATATCTGGCTTATGCTCTCGGCGACGCCCTCTTCTTTGATGTCGTAGCCGCTGCGTGCAACCAGTACCTGTTTGACGCCTAACATGGCCGCCACCTGTAGCGGCTGCAAAAGCGAAGGCTGCATACCCGGGTAGGTGTACTTGATCTTGTCGGTCACCTGCGTTACCCGCATAAACTCGCGGAAGTCCGTCCGGGGCATGACAATCGAGATGTCCTCGGGGCCAACGCCGCACTTGTCTTCCAGCGCCTCGACGCCCGATGCGATATCGTCGAGTGGGGCGGCCGTGGCTACGGTGGTCCATGCCGTCGTTACATTATGGTTCGTAAAGCCTCCGCCGGAGAACAGGGCCGCCACCCTTATCTCATGGCCCATCAGGAGCTGGTACCACAGCACCCTCGAGGCCGCGGCCTCTGCGTCGATAAGGTTGCGGAACCTTCTGCGCCTTCGGTCGTCGATGGGGTATTCCAGCCCGTTTTCCTCGCAGTCGAATGTCCCCTTGCCGAATTCCCCTGTGATGCGGTTAAAGCTTGCGCCTTCGGCCCGCTTCTGCGTCGCCGGCTTCCTGAAGTTCTCGCGACTCATTATCGGAAAACCCCCCGACGCCTCCGGCACGGTAAATATGGGCGCCGCCCTCCGCCCTATGAACCGGGCGGCGGCCTTTTCGGCGTCATACTCGTTAACCAGTGCCGACAGGTCGGGCCGGTATGTTACGCTTGTACTTTCTGGTCTCATCTGTTGACTCCTTTCAACTTAAAATTTTGTTATTCGGGCAACAAAAAAGCGGCTTCGAGTGTTCGGGCACCCGAATGCCGCTTTAATGTTTTTTAGCCGTCCGTCCGCCGGCCGGCGGACGGACGAAACCCGTTCTTTACTTTTTATTAACGCTCGGTTACGACGTGAACGTAATCCACCAGCAGGGCCTCTTCGTTTCCGCCGCCCGCCTTGACGCCCAGCAGGATATGCATCTCGGCAAGTCCCGCTATTGTCAGGCTGACCGCCGTACCCGCCACGCCGTCAACGTAAGGCGTAATCGTCGCGGTGACGCCGTCGTTGTAATCGTAGAGGAACCCCAGGGTCTGCCACGCTCCGTCGCTGAAAGCCCCGATACTCGCCTCGGTGTCCTGCACTGCCGCGTTGGACGCCTCGAACTGCCATACAGCTTCGTCTAATACCTTGAAGAACACGGCCCCGTCGTAGCTTTGCATCGGCCCTGCTCCGGCGTCGCGGAGCGAATCGGCCGCCACGGTGTCGGAAAGGCCCACGATGATATTGGCGTCGTCCGTATTGGCCTCGGTAAGCTTTACGCGGGCCTCGAAGAACAACTTTTTCGTGGTTGAAAACAGCCAGTTTTCTGCCACACTCGATATGTAGCATTCGTCCTCAGCGTCGCCGTCGCAGCCTATTTGCAGAACGCCGTTTGCTGCGTCCAGAAGCTTATCGGCCTCGGTTGCCCCCGCGTCCTCCACTACCGTCCAGTCGATGGTAGTATCGTAGGTGAAGAAGTCATCGAAGAACTCGACGATACTTTTGTGCGAGCTGAAAAGGTCGTTGCCGCCCCGCGGTCCCCACATGATTGCGGCCGCCTTGCCGCCGTCTGCGGTAATCGCCTCTAATAGTATTCCGAGCTGCTTACCCACCGCGGCGTCGGAAACCTTGCCGTCGGTGGTGGCGTAGATTGCCGCCCCCGCCGATATCGCCTTGCTTCCCGTCACCTTGCGTATGCAGCCGTTAAGCGGCTGGCAGTTGACGGACGTTGTTATGGCCACGTTGTCCTGTGTAAGGCCGATAGGCTCCTCGCCGCCGTCGCTGTACATCGCCGTTGATGCCGACAGCAGGACCAGCCTGTCGGCTGCCAGGGCCTCGCCGCTTGTCAGGGTAAACGGGCCGTCGTTTTCATAAGCTAATGCCATTTTAGTGCTCCTTTACTTTTTTGAATTTTTGTTTCCGTCCGGGCAATAAAAAAAGCGGCTTCGAGTGTTCGGGCACCCGAATGCCGCTTGATTATTCTTTAAGCCGTTTTCCCGCCGGCCGGCGGAAAAACAGGCCCGTTATTAACTTTTTAATTGTTTACTTGCCGATCTTCTTACGCACCGATTGTCGGCTGCTTGTCCTTCCATGCAGCGTGGCTCTTGGGGAACTGCTTTGCCGCCGCCAGCATGGCCTTGCCCTTCGAGAGTCCGCCGCCTTCTTTCGTCTGAAGCTGCTCGACGGCTGCCGTATAGGTCTCGGCCTTCCCGTCGTCGCCTGCAGCCGGTCCCGTCTCTTCGTCGGCGTCGGTGGGCGCGGCCGCCGTGGCGTCGCTGCCTCCCGCTGCTATGGCGGTCAGTTTCTCATTGGCGACGGCCAGGTCGCTCTTAACATTCGCCATCTCGGCGGTATGAATCTTAACAGCGGCGTCGAAGGCCGCTGCCTTCGCCTCGGTGAGGCTTTTGCCTTCGGCGATTGCCTTATTACGGCAGTCGGTAAATGCCTCGCCCGCCAGGGCAGAGCTTATCGACGCAATCCGCTGGCGCTCTGCGGCGGTGGCGGCCTCTTTGATCTCGTCGCCGTTGACAGCCGCGGCGCCATCCTGTGTCTGTTCTTTAGCCATGTCAGTCTCCTTATTAAATCGATTATAATTTTTTCCGACCGACGCTCCGGTCGCTGCGGTCGTGTAACTGTCCCTTAATGCGGGAGGTCCCGCCGCAAAAGCCTGCCGCAGCGAATACACCCCGTCTATCAGCTTTTTCTCCGCGGCGTCTGCTCCGATATATGTCCTGCCGTCGGCCAGTTCCCGCAGGTTCTCTTCGGTAAGCCCCGCCTGTCCCCTGCCCCTCAGGACCGCCGCTATGAAGATATCATAAAAGGTGTCGATCCTTGTCTGTATGGCAGCAAGGTTGGCTTCGGTGATCTCGACGCCCGCCGAGCCCACTCCTTTATTGGGTCCTGAACGGACGATATGAAATTTAAGCCCCAATTGCTCCGCCCTTGCGGACGAGTCCACGTACAGCGTATAGACGCCTATGGAGCCGACGTCCGCCGTCTGGTTGGCGTAGAAGGCGTTCGCCTGGCTGCCGAGCCAGTAAGCCGCCGAAGCCGCTAAATCGTCGGCGTAGGCGGTTATGGGCTTCTCGAAGCTCGCCTCGTATATGTCCTCTGCGAAATCGGCCAGGCCGTCGTTGTTGCCTCCCGGCGATTCGATGTGCAGGAAGATGCCTTTGACCCGGTTGTCGGTCATCGCCTCGTCGAACTGCCCCCGCAGCGTCTCGATGGACGTACCCCGCGGCTTGCTGGAGCCGTTGACCAGGCGGCTGTACTTGGCGATTATACCCGATACAGGGATAACGGCCATACCTCCGGGCGTTATCTCGAACGTCCTTTTATCGCTGCCCTTGATTGTCCTGGCGGCGGTCAGTTCCTTTATCTCATCGTCGCTGATACGGTCGCCGCGGACGTGTCTCTCGACGATTTCCACCATTTGCTGCAGCGTCGCCGGCTGCATCGCCCAGTTCTGCCCGCTTATATATTCCAGAAGGATTGGTAGCGCCCTGCTCATTGCTCTTCCTCGTCTTCCTTTTTGCCTGTCTCGTTTTTTGTTTTTTCCGGTTTCGGGTACTCTAACCCGATTGCTTCCAGTTTTTCCTTGTCGGTTCGGATCTCCTCGAACACCTCGTCGGGTTCGCCGCCTCTTTCGCGGATGCACTCGCTCGGCGTCTTTGTGAAGTTGCTTATATCCAGTTTATTGCCTTCGGCCTCTTTTTTCGGGTCGATATATTCCCACGCCGGCCACTGGCACCGGGCCTTAAACAGTTCCGGCCTCGCCGGCAGTGTCCCCGCCGCTATGGCGCGGGACATCTGCCACCGGTACCACGGCATGCAGATTTGTTTTTCCGAGAATTTCTGCCATCCGCGAAACATCCTGCGGGCCTCGCCCAAAGACGCCCTGGCCGATGAGTAATTGGTCTTTGAAAAATCCAGCATCATAAGTTCCAGGGGAAAGCCCACCGCCACGCCTATTATGCGGCAGCATGTAACTATGTACGGCTCGAACTGCTCCCCCGGCCTGTTGGCCGCTATCATATCGACGTCCTCGCCGGGCTTGAGCTCGAATATCATCCCGGCCACCATTTTCTGCAGCTTGTCGTATGTATCGGCGGTATCGGGGTTGTCAATGCTGCCGGCGGGGGCGGCCTCGGTCGGCTGTTTTGTTATTTTTAATCCCATCATTGAGTTGAGTTCGGCGGCCAGCGATTCGTAGTCGAGGTAGTTATTGGTGCGGTCGTAGAAGGACAGGGCCGCGGCGAAAAACGGAATCCCCCTTGTCTGGCCGAACCGCTTGCGGTAGGCGGGCATCCACGCGTACTGCACGGGTATGCGCATCGAGTTCCCCGCCGCCGCCATCCCGTAATCGCCCTTTGTCGTTCTCTGCCTTACCCAGTAGGCGGTGTGGCGGTTGACCTCGTTCATCTCGACGCCTAGGACTATCCGTTTATTGTCTTTACTTACCCCCGACGGCGTCTCAATCTGGTCGGCCTCGAAGGCCAATACCGAGCCGTCCTTTCTTTTGGTAAGCAGGTCGTCCCCGTCGTTCCATATGGCGCGGATGGTAAGTTTTGCCATATCGGTAAAATCGTTTATGCCGCAGGCGTCGCACCTTTCCCTCTCCATACGGGCGGTGATATGTTCTTTTGCCTTTTTATTGAGCTCGGTATCTCCGGTATTGGGTATGAAGTCGAAGTTCGCCCCGAATATATTGTCGACGGCCCTGTCCAAAATCCCCGAGAAAAGAGACGACTGCCTGTCGTGCATCCTGCACAGCTCGCGGAGCCGGCCGAGGTTGAGCTTTGTCATGTGCCTGTCGGCCGATGCCATAATGCCGGCCAAAAGGCCGTACGCCCGCCTTGTCCTGTCCGATGCGACCGCGTCGTATCCGACGCCGGAGGCCGCTTTTGTCTCCGGCGGTTTCTGTGAGATGCGTTTAATCTCGATTTTTGTAAATGGTATCTTCATTTTTTTAAGCGTCCGAGACGTCCGCTAAGCGGATGGTGCCTCCCGTCGTCCTGCATTCGGCCTGCAGTTCTTTGCGCATCGTACGCAGTTTATCCAGGTCGAAGTACGTGTAGCTTACCCCCTCGACTTCGTACGACTGGACCTTATTGGTAATCAAGGCCCGTATCGCCTCGTTAACGGCGGTCAGTAATTCGCTTGCTGTAGCCATAATTAGAAAATACACTATATGTAGTGTGTCGCAAGATAGCAGACTCCATATCTGGAGAGTACTTGAAAAATTTTTATAAACCCCTGTAGATAAGGCATTTACAAAACGACTTTTTTGCGTTTTGTGGCGCAGAGAAATTTTGAGGAACAAATCGGGTTTCTTTTTTTTAAATTTTTACAAAAACGGCCTTTTATTTTGCCGCCGGCTCTTCCGCCGTCAGCAATTCTTTAATAGGGTAGGTATGCTTGTTTTTACCGAGGCATCTGACGTTTCTTACAACGAGCGTCCTGCCGTCGTCGAGGGTCCTGCTGTCCGTCCCCTTTACGATTACCCTTGCGCCGCATACCCGGCAGCTCGTAAGCCGGCCCGCGTATTTGTCGTTTACCCCCGTCTTTTTAACGAGCAGCCTGTCGATAAGTTCTTTCTTCGAGCCGCCGACTTTCAGCCCTTCGATTCTGCAAAGCTCTCTTAATTGGTTGGTTTTCATTGTGCCGATGTCCCCGGCCTTTACGTCGTCTAACCTGGTTTGCATTTCTTCCATTTGTCGAGTCCTTTCATTATAAATTTTTACCTGTTGAACCGGTCCATTTGTCCTATTCTTCTCTGCGCCGCCGCAATCTTCTTTTCCGGGTCCCTCAGCATCGTCGCCCCGGCGATCTGCCCGGCGAAGTGCGCGTACACCGTGCAGTCCCACAGGTGGACCGGCGTACTGTGCCAGCTCTTTGTCTTCGGCCTCCATATCATTTTGCCCTTGTTTTTCCCCCTGGACTCCCTGACCTGCTCTTCGCCCGTCAATTGCGCCAGTACCTCTTTACTGGTTTTTGAGTGCAGGTGAAAGTACCCGGGACCGGTTTCTTTTTTCTCGAACATCATCCGCCACAGCGTGTCCTTGATTGCATTGACGTTAAGGTCGTATCGAATCATTACGCCGTCCGGCTCTTTGACCGCGTTATAAATCCGGGCCTTTACCGTATCGCTTCCCCGCACGGGGACAAGCGGCAGTCCGGGATATTTGCGTATGAAATCTTTCACCACTTCCGGCCTGTACCCGCAGTCTATTGCGCCTTTTCGCAGCAGTAAAAACTGCTCGCTGTCTGCGGCCGTCGGCCACTTCTGGGACAGGTAATCGGCGACTATATCGAGGTTGGCCAGGTCCTTCGTGTCCCCCGTCTCCAATCGTCTCTCGTCAATGAGCCACAGCTCGCTGAGCCACCCCCAGCCGAGTATGGCTATCCACACATGGTCGATTTGAACGTCGCCGCCCGCCGACAGCATCTGCACTCCTTTAGGGACAACCTCCGGCTCGTATCCGGAAATATGCATGGCGAGCCTGGTTTCATCGGTCTCTTTTTCCCGCTCTTCCCACGGCTGGCCTATTCGCGAGTTTATGAAGTTCTGCAGGGGTTTGATATTGCCCGTTCTTTTGGCCCTCTGCGCCGACGCCCATTCGGCGGCCAGCATATTCATCGTCACAAACCCGGGATACAGCATGAAGCTCGATATCTGGTAGCCCCTGCGGGGATTGCTGAAAATCTTACCGACAATCCTGCCGTCCGGCCCGACCGTGCATCCGGCGGGGGCCCAGCGCCCCGCCGCCGACCCCGCCCACCTTACCTCTTCCGTCCACCGCTTCTCGCATTTGGGGCATATATACCGCGCACAGTTGCCCTTGATATAATCCTTTGCGCTCAGAAGCTGCCCGGCCGAGTCCTTATCGAGTTCCACGTACTGCCAGTCGGGTATGTGCCTTTGATTGCAGTACGGGCATTTGACCCAGTATTCCCGCATATCTGTTTCCGTATATTCCCTGTCGTGCTCATCGCCCACGAGGATGGGTGTACATGGTGCGTACAGCTTCGATACCGTCCGCCAGGCGATTGTACGGTCCCTTGCAAGGTCCACTGAGCCCGCCTCTGCGCCGACGGCGTCCTTGTACTTGGCCACCTCGTCGAGCCATATCCGGGCGATGGGCGTATCGGCTAAAGCCGCCGCGCTTCCGGCCCATGCAAGGTACAGGAACATATTATCCAGCTCCGTCTCCTGCCCGATTCGCAGGCGGTTGATATCGCGGGCGGGCAGGTGTCTCAGCAGCGACGGTGTCGCCTCGAACATCGGCTTTATGCGCGTTCTGAACCTCTTTTTAACGTCCGCCTCCGTCGGCATAATTGAGGAAAAGGGCATAGGCTCGTCGTCTATTGTCTGGCCCAGGAAGTTCAGCCCGATTTCCGTCTTGCTGGATTGTGCCGGGGCGCGTACCCACACCTCGCGGGTCGTAAGGTCCGACAGTGCGTCCATAATCTCGACGGCGAAGGGGACAATATCGTTGCTCCATTTACCGGAATAGAACGTCGTCTTTTTACTTAATACCCTTTCCTGCTCAGCCCACTGGCTGACGGTCCGCTTGTCCCGCGGCGTCAGCATCTCCCTTTCCTCATCCTGGAGCGCCAAAGGAACAGGCAGTTTGAAATCAGCTTTATCCGGTCTCTGTGTCATTGTAACTTTTCACTGTATTCTTTTAAATCTTCCAAATATTTTTGAGTCTGTTGTTTCGATTCTTTTGTTTCACCGAAGCAGTCCCAAACATCTCTATTGGGCGGCGCCGGTGGTGGTTTTGTAATATCAAAGCTCATTTTTTGCCTCGTGACCTTCGTGTTTCAAAATACTTTAGTTTTGGCTGTCGGGCTTCTTCGGTTTTCTCAGGATATTTATGGTCTTAATAAGTTCGGCCCGCTCGAAGAGCAGCCTCGCCTTATCGATAATCAGGTTGTGTATCTGCCGGTTATTGTCGCCGTTCATGGTGTTTGCGGCCGCCTTGATCCTCTTTTGGAGCTGCCCGCCCGTTAAAATATGGATATTAGTATACGGTATTCTCATAATCGCACCTTTTATTCTATTCTCCTTGAGGAGTCTTTAAGACGGCTGCTCATGGTTACATGCCAGTTGCCGCATCCGGGACACCTGGCCGCCTTTTCGTCGCATTCCCAGAACTGCCCGCAGTGCTCGCATGTGTGCATAAACAATAGTATATCGTCCCTTTGCTTTTGCAGTTCCATAGCCTCACTATAGACTGCCGGGTAATCGCGCTGCACCTCCGGCATTTTGAGGACGGCGTCCACCACCTCCGCCGGCGGCTCTTCGCCCGTCTTTGTCAGCCCCCCCATGTTCATCTCGTTTATAGGTTCAATGTCCATCTCTTCGTGTCCTTAAATTTTCCCGCCCGCCTGGGGTTGCCCCCTGTGCCCCAGGGCCCCAGGGCCCGTGGTATCGACGGGCGGGTTTATTGCTTTCACATAACTTTCTTAGAGTCACTTAGCTTGGATTTTAGGCCCTATCCCGCTAAGTAAACCCCGACCAGTATTCACTGGGCCGTTTGTCCATAGACCGGGCCGGTTGACATTCATATCTGCAAATAAACGCCGTAAGTGTAAAACGTATGGTTCTTAACGCCCTTCCATTCGGCAGGTAATCTACGATCCGTTCGATGAGCAAAATCATAAGCCCGTCGACTGTCAGTTTTTTAATCTTCTTTTTCAACTTCCATTTTTTCCTGTTAATTTTGTTATCCTGTCCACCTCAATCTCGACCTCGTAAATCCCCAATTGTCCCTTGACGTCGAAGGGCCTCTCTATCGCCCTGATGTCCTCCAGCACCCACGCCCACGCCCCGTCGTACCAGCCGCACCGGGCCGCTGGTTCATCTGTCGGAGTCATCGGCCTGCAGTCCGCCAGGCGGGCCGTTGCAAGGGCCTTGCCGTACGGCAGGCCGCTTAACTGCCTGCATATAGGCCCCTTGGATGAGCATATAAGCAGCTCTCCGCGGTACCTGGTCGGCCATGTTCGGGTCTCTATTGTTTTGTCGCCCGCCGCTATCATGGACGCCCACGGCTGGCGTATGCTTACGGCCTTTATCTTTCTTTTTTGTACCGGCTTTGCGGCGACCGCAAATCTCTTTTCAATTTCGTCCGCCGCCCGAATCGCCCTTGCCTGTTTAATTGCTTTCATTTTTCCGTTCGTGTTCATTCGCGATTAATCTTCCTCTGCTTTCAGGCCGTCTAAAAGCTGTGTAAACCTCTCCGCATCTGAAGGCGATAGTCTCAGCATTTCCGGCACATGGCACATCTCGCGCCTTATCTCGGCAAGTCCCGCCGCCACGAGTTCCTTGCTCTTCTCGAAGGGCTGGTTGAGGCACAGGCGGGCCAATTCTTCTGTTTTTCTCTGGTGCGCCGCTAACATGACCTGATGCCGGGCCAATAGTCCGGCCATTACCGCGTCGCGTTCCAGAAGCTCGCCCTGCTGGCGTTGGAGATCCAGTTTCATTATCTGGGCCCGGATCGCCCGCTGGTCGTATTCTTTGACCGCCTTTCCCGCCCCCCTGACGTCCCTTGCCGCGCAGTATCTGCCGTACCAGTCGACAAACACCCTCAAATCGAACGTACCGTTCGTATTCCTGTCAAGTCCCTGCTTATTCACCCAGTTGGACAGGTTCATCCGGTTAATGCCTAATTCCTTCTCCATCTGCGATGTTGTTACCTTGTGAAAGTCGGTATGCGATTTACCCGACATCTCGTTTCTGTGCATTGTGATAATTTTATTAATGGCGGTAATATTGCCGGCTTCGGCCTTGGTTTCTATGATTTTTTTCAGTCTCTTCAGGTAGCTTAGTCTTTTTTGGTGCCATATATCGGCGGCCTCTGCATCTTCCGCCAGGAGCTTTTCTAATCCTCCCGTATCCAGACCCAGTTCACTTTCCGCCTCTGCTATCGAAGCCCCGCTGTCCGCCTGCTGTCCGATATTGAAAAGCAGCCTGCCTCTTTCCCACGCCTTTTTCAGCGAGGGATGGTCTTTTATGCAGTCGGTCAGTGGGACCTTCGTTCGTATTTTCACATCGGCGGCCGTGAAATCCAGTCCCTCGACCGCCAATTTCTTCAGGAGCGCGGCAGATACCGGCAGCCGCTGCGCTTTTTTGCGTTTTTTCTGTTTGCCTTTTTTCTTTTGCTTTTTCTTCGTGTGCCCTGTACCCAAGGTATTCGTGCTCTTCGTGTTTCGAATAGTCTTTTTTGTAGTCGTTTTTCTTTCGCCGTCTTCGTGTTTCAAAACCGTCTTTGTCATTTTTTCGTATTCTCGAAGTTCTTTCAGCTCGCCTTTTCGCAGCGTTTCGCTGTTTTTGACCTTATTCAGCAGGTGCAGGTATCTTTGTTTTGCTGCTATTTCGGCCGCCGAGCTTTCCAATTATTAACTGTCCATTTCTCCGACGTTTTTTTATAATCTCACTTTCGAACTTAGCCGACGCGAAAAAATGCCCCGATAGCTTCTCCTGTCGCGGCAGGCGGTCAACCCGACGTTTACCGCCCGCGTCGGTCTTTTTTTATGTTTCAAATATTTAACTAAACAGCGACGTCGTCCCCGCCTTTTTCGTCGGCTGCCGTTTGACTTTCCTGTTATCGATGCTGAGGTAATTGAAGTCTTTCAGGTGCACCGCTAATTCCGATTTTATATAGTAGTCCGTCCGGTATTTGCGGCACGTCGCAATCGCTTTTTTTGCAAACTGTCTCCAGTCGGTTTCGTTTTGCTGGTAGTTTAGTTTGCCTATTTTATACAGGTCGACGAACTTATGCGTCGCCTCGATAATCCTGATGCTGGCCTCGGCGTTTATAACCGGCTCCAGGGACACCCACGTGGATATCCCCCGGGCCTTTGCGAACTGCAGGGCGCGGATTCTATCTTCCGGCAGCGCGGCCTTTGGTTCGTACCGAACCGCAATCTCCCAGTCTAAGAAGGTCAGTGTTGTCGCGTAGAGGTCATTTGGACCGTACAGGTCGAAGTCCCTGGCGGCCAGGGTCCCGCCCTTGCTGAGGACCGTAAACGGTATATCGAACTCCCTGAAGACCTCGAGTGCCGCCCTGGTAATCTTATAAGTGGCCTCCAGCGGGCAGTACGGGTCGCACGCGAAGCACAATAGCAGCCTCTCGTCGGTATGGGCGTATTTCGGGGCCTCTTTACGCAGCCGCTCGATTACGTCTTTTCGCGGCGCCGCCGGGGTCGCATAGAAGTCGCGGTCCCGCCATTGCGGCATCTTAGCGACATAGCAGTAGGTACACTTATGGTCGCATCCGTCGTACAGGTTGGCTGCCAGATGTGCGTATCCCGCCGCCTTTCCCTTTGGTTTGTAGATTATAGGCATTCGAATAGTCCTTTCTGCCCTTTCCTTTGCTCTTGTGGGGTTAGCCCCGTTTCACCTTCGGCCACACGATAGACAGCTTGGTTTTCGATGTATTCTGGATTTATCTCGACGCCCGTATAATTGCGGTTTAACCTTGCCGCTACTGCCAGTGTCGTACCCGAACCGGCAAACATATCACATACCACAGACGGCACAGGCTCAAGCCCACAGTTGCAGGTGGCACGCCAGTCGAGAGTGATTTGCTCGTAATGGAAATTTGGGTGGCCTTGTGTTTCACCTGCTGGAGTCATAGCAAGCTTTATCATTGCATCCGGCTTTTTACGGCCTCTTGGTTTATAGCTTGGGTTGTCTGGTTTTAACTCTCCCCTGTCCACCACCCTTGCCCATTGACTCCCGCATTTCGGGCAGCAGCCCTTCTCGCTGGTGGCTACCTTTATTACAGGCTCAATTAGCTTTTCAGCAAAAGTTGCATAGTGGACACCTTTGTATGCCTGCGGATTTATACACCATACATTGCGCAGATTGCGGCCAGAAGGATTGTAAATGCGCATATCGTATTTGCCTCGCCCAAAACCACCCTGAACCATTTGTTCGTTTGTTGGTATATTTGGACTCCACATTTTTTCTTTTTTCCCACTTCTTTCCGGTTCTAAGTGTGCCTCTCTCACTGCCTCCATATCACAAAAATAATTCATCTGCTTTGTGAAAATTAATAAATGCTCGTGCGCAGAAGTCGGCCTCCACGACCCTTTTCTCAGTACCAAGCCATCGTTGGGGCTGCATTGGGGACAGCCTGGACAGTCACGCCATTTAATATTATGATTTGTGTTCATACCTTTGGGAATTTGCCCCCAACGTGAAACGTCCCCCTTTTTCACCTTCACCTTATGCCGTTCCCACCGCCAGCCATTTATTGACTCCGGCATTGTCGAGCCGCTTTTCTTGTGGTTTATTATCTCAGGCTCGATGCAATCGCCAAATAAATCCTCTCCGCCGCCGAGACTCTGGTATAAAGCCTTGCCGCAATGAGGGCACTCGTGTGCACCAAAACTTATTGCCTTAGCCCAAATAGTATCAGACCTTAAAATCCAGCCGTCTTTCTGAAGGGCAAAGGCTAAGAGCCAAGGGAGGCCGATGAGGTCGCCTTGTTGTAAATTGTTTACTTGTAAAGGTTCTCTTCGGCTACCAATATTGGTATATTGTTTTTCTCCGGGATTACCACCTGTTCCGTGGCTTCCATTGTACTTATCCCCATAATTCACAACCAGAACGCCATCGTCTCTCAACACCCGCTTAAACTCCCTGAATATCTCTACCAGCTTTTCAATATGAGCCTCCGGTGTATCTTCCAGACCCAAAATCGGGGCTTTCATACCGCACTTCTCACAGGTCATTATCGGGTCAGCTCTGTCCCACTTGTGCTTGCAGGTGGACTTGCCGCCCCAGCCGTACAGCCTTTGTCCCCAATAAGGCGGCGACGTACATCCTAAATGTATACTGCCACGAGGCAGGGTCTTAATCACGCTCAATGCCTCCCCGCATATAATTTGATTAACTGGTAAATCCATTTACTTTTCTTCGTGTCCCCTGTGCCCAAGGTATTCGTGTCCCCTGTGCCCCTGTGCCCAAGGTATTGGGTATTCGTGGCTTGTGCCATAGGTATTCAAAATCAATTTATTCTTCCTCCCGGCTTTGCAAAATCCTGACGACCTCGCGCAGTGCCGCCTTGTCCCCGCGTTTTAGCTTCACCTCGTTGCCCTTCTGCCAGGCGACCCTTCGGCATATTTCCAAAAGTTTCAGGGGCATCCGCGTAATAGTTTGCCCCATTGAGTGGGCCAGCCACTCGGCGAGTCTCGCCGCCTGTATGGGCGTAAGTAGTATGGGTACGGGTTCGGTTTGTTCCGTCGGGTGCGACAGTTCAAGGTACACGCCCAGCTGTTCCCCGAAATCAATTGTTTTTAATGTCCTTCCCTGCGTAATCTCGACGGTCGAGTACCCGACGTGTTTTTTTGTGTCCGGCCGGTAAGGCTCATTGTCTTTTTTACTGGTTTCGTTTTTCATTTTCTTTTTCTTCGTGTTCCCTGTACCCAAGGTATTCGTGTCCCCTGTGCCCTGGGTATTCGTGTTTCAAAACGTCCTTTTCATCCTCTTCGCGATTTTTTTCGACCGTAACATGACCGTATTTTTTCTCGGATTCGTGTTCACACAAAAGATACTCCTCTCTCGGCCTGCAGCCTGCCTCCCTTCCCGCCTGGCACACCCAGCAGCGGCATGCGGCCATGTCCCAGTGCTGCGTCATAATCCGTTCGACAATCTCTTCCAGCTTTTCTTCGCGTTCATTCGTGTTTCGTAGTTTGTGGTTCAAATAATCTTTTTCTTTTTCATCCCTGGACTCAGCCGCCTGGTAATAATCGAAGTCTGCCGGCTTATCGTTGACATAAATCCCTATAAGAGGCCCTACAGAATCCCATTTTCGGTGAATGCCTATTTTTATGACAGGGTCGAGCAGCCTTAATTCCTGCCACTCCTGCCTTTCTTCGCTACCCGTTTTTATAAGCTTAAGAACGGCCTCAACAACATTTCCAACATCCACCCCGGCGGCAAATTGCAGAGGGGCGTCTTTGAGTACGTGAGATAAGGGATTATTTAGAGTCGTATTTCCGCCTCCGAACGTCCTGAACTTTTTGCTGATAGCTTCAACAATATCCTCTTTTTCTCTGCGTCTCTGCGCCTCTGCGGGATTTAAGTTGTTTTTCTCTCTTTCTTCGCTTTTATCCGTGCAATCTGTATCATCTGCGGTTGCTTTTTCCTCGTTTTCTTCCATAATTTCTCTCTCCGACTTGACGCCGCTTTTCAGCATCGTTGATATAGCTTCTGCTTTTCCTTTGTGTGCAAAGACTTCTAAAATCGGTACTCCAGTGCTTATGGCTTCGTCCCTCTCGTCAATGAGCTTCGTAACCAGTTCCAGTGGGTCCTAAAGATAGTCTATCCGCACATCCGGCCACGCCTGGTTTATGGCCTTGAAGAATTTATCATAATGGACGTAGTAGCCGTCGAAGTTCTGTATTCCCTCTTCCTTCAATTCCGGTTCCTCGCGATAAATCCCGTCTAAGACTTCGCGCTCCGCCTTAGAGATCTCAAAAACAGCGGCCTGAGTTTTTAACTTCTCCAGGGTTTCTTTTAAGCCGCTGATTTTCTCTACCAACTCATTAAATTTTTCGGGAGGTTTTGCCGCTATCAGTTCCCATCCCACGGTATTAACAACATCTTTGACCAGCTCTTCGAGTTTTTCAATCGCTTCCTTCATTTTTATTTTTCCCTTCAAATAAAGCCCAAATTAGCCGCTCGCCATATTACCAGGTCTATTGTTGCTAATTTGTCGCCGGTTTCGTCTGATAATTTTTTACACATATCAAAACACGTAACTCCGTAATCTTTCGCAATCCTGACAAGGTGGCGGTCGGGCTTGATACCATCAATCCCGAGATTTTTTGCAAGATGATATTTCGTAACTTTGCCTATGTACGGCAGCGTCTCTAAATATGCCATCTTGTCTGTCGCTTTTTGATAATCATTAAATATTTGATTGTAAGAAGTCAGCATTTTTGATATAGCTTCTGCTTTTCCTTTGTGTGCAAAGACTTCTAAAATCGGTACTCCAGTGCTTATGGCTTCCTGTATTTTCCTAAATATCCCCCTTGCCACTTGTTCTTTCATCCCGGCGTTCAAAACCACCCATATATATTCGTCCAGAAAGTTTTTCGGTGACATACATGGGTAGATAGATCCGGCCCAGGCAACCTCCTTTTCGTAGCCGTTCTGTATAATTTGGGCTTTTAGATGTAAATATGTTTCCGGTTTCATTTTATCTCTATTTTCGCCTTCCCTTTTTATTTTTTATTTGCACCGTCACAAACAGCCTCCAGTAAAATTTTATGAACGGCCAAATCTATTTGAGCGGCGGCTGTTTTTTTATTCATCAGGATTTGTAACTTGGGATTAAACCATACGTCGTTCACCTCGCTTCGGGAAAACCCGTGTTCTGCGAAACACTTGACTGCGACAAGCCATGAAGGTATGTCAATCTTACCTTCTTTTTTCTTTTCGCGGTCAAAATGGGTTGGAGGCGGAAAAACCGGCAGGATATTCAGGTCGCTGCGGGCACCGTCGATAAACACCCTCAGCCGCCGCTGCGGGACGCCGTAGCTTGCCGCGTTAAGCAGGTTGAACCTGACGGCATATCCGCACTTCTCCAGGGTCTTTAATAATAGCTGAAAGAATTTCTTAAAGCTCAAAAGGCCCTGGATGTTCTCTATTACAAAATACCGGGGCCGGATTTCTTCGACCATCCGAATAAACTGCCACATCATCTTGGAGCGGGGGTCATTTACAGAACGCCTTGAGCTGGCATAGCTAAACCCCTGGCACGGCGGACCGCCGCTTAAAATGTCGAGCTGGCCCCTGGCCAAACCAACCTGTTTCAAAAGAGATTCTCCGCTCAGCGAGGTAATATCGGCCTGGATTATTTTCATTTTCGGGAAAGCGGCTGCCTTGTTCGCTTCCAACGTCTCAACGCACCACTTGTCGATTTCAACGGCCGCAACGACGTCTATCCCGGCCTGCTGAAGGCCCAGCGCCATCCCGCCGGCGCCGGCGAACAACTCTATGGCTTTTAATTTGCGTTTTTTCATACCTTTATTTCAATTACTCATAAATAACGATAAACCTGAAGTTTTTGTGTCCCTTTTGAGGTACAGCGGATGTAGCGGCTGGTTGTTTTTTGTGAGGCCAAAGCATGATAGATTTTCTCTGCCTAACCACTCAATTACTCTCTCTCCCCTATTTAGATACTTCCCCAATACTCCCCAACAGGCGATGTTAAGCCCTGGTGGGTCAAGATACATTTTTAGAAAATCGTCATTTTCTTTGCCGATAGGGTCATCAGCCTTAAACAAGTCTTTCGGATTAGTTGCCCTGAAAGCAAACAGATTCAGCATATGAATGCCCCCAAACCCCCAGGCTTTGGCAAATCCGACGCATCGTCTTACTGTAGGATCGTCCTTTATTTCGTCGGCGGTAGAGGGATTGAGGCCGATAAACATTACATGCCCGTCACCTTCCCGCCAGGTCCGCCACAGGGTGTACCTGTATTTGCGGCAGTCTGAAAACTGAGCCCCTTTTTGCATAACCTGCCTTTCTTAATAATATCTGCCAAAATGTAACTTGTTTGTAAAATGCAGGCCCCTTGCCCGGGGCATAAAGCCGCTGTAGTAGCCGAGCAGCCTTTTTATACCGGACATCACCGCCTCCTCGTCTTTGGGCCTGTCCCATGCGAATTTAAGCTGTTTATGGAATCTAAGCGTTATCAAGGCCCTGCCTTGCTCTCCCGTTATTCTTCTGATATCAATCCCCTGAAAATCAACCGGCTGCCCCCATTTTTGAAGTTGCATAATGGCCCCCGGCCAGCATGGATTTGCAAAGAAGCTATTGTCCTGGACCGTAATATACCTGCCGTTCGGATTGAGGTTTTTCG